AGAAAGTCAAATCCCGTTTCGCAACATCTCGAAAGAATGCTGGAAAACGAAACTCAACTGACTTTAGTCGATCGCTACACAATTGTAGCCGATAACGAACACCGTGCCATGTTAGAAGGCACAGGGCTCGATCTTGTTGCGTCAAGGTCGAATCTTGGATTCGAGGGAACTGTAAGGGGGAATAACCCGCCCTTAGTTACAGTGCCTCAACGCACAGAAGCTCTGGTCAATGGGCTTATGGTTGTTTTGCAACATCATAAGGTACCAAAGACCATTATGACTGATTTCTTAAATCAAGTCAGCCGTTATCTAGATATTAATTCTAGCGAGGAGATGTGGCTCAAAAGTGCAAAGCACTTTCTGACCTATCCCTTGGCTAGGTATCTTCGTAACGAAGCCCCTAAAACAACAGGCAATGATTTTCAACCTGTCGGGAATTTGAAGAAGTGGATGAATGTTAGACTGATGTGCTTTAATCGTCGTAATACCCACTTATGGTATAGCTGGTTTCAGGCGAAGCGTGCTGCGCTGCCTGCGTCAGATGATTTTGTGCAGACCACATATGGGGACCATTTGAAGGCCCTCGTCGCCCTTGATGATGGGGACGAGTCTGTAATTAATGAAATCATGGATGAACCTACCCTCCAGCTTGTATTGAAGAGAGTTGCTGGTCGAGTTCGCAGAATGCTTGATGATTTTGACGAACGCCAACCTTCCACGAATGCTTGTTTTGAACTCACCCGCGGGTTTGGAGGACAACAGGCGGAATTGATGAAATGTGTTGGTATAGCTACTGATGTGATTTATGAATCAGAGCTGATCAGTATGGACTACCGTCCCCGATATGGTGAGTCTGGGAACTCAGTCTTTGAGACCCGAGAGCGATTTGGTCGGGACAGATGGGGCAATTTGAGGGGGTTAAAGGAACTCCTCCCCTTGAGTCTGTCTGGGAAACCGATTGCTTGTACGATCCAGGCTGTGTTGGAACCTATGAAGGTTCGTGTGATATCCAAGGGTGAAGCACTCCCTTACTATCTTATGCGACCGATGCAAAAAGCTATGCACGGTGCCTTGCGGGATATCCCATGTTTCCGATTGATTGGACGACCTTTTTGTCCAACGGATATGATTGACTTGAAAGCGAAAGCTTCGAATACTGATGAATGGTTCTCTGTTGATTATTCGGCAGCCACAGATGGCTTGTCATGGAAATACAGCAGTAGACTTTTAGCTTCATGTATCGAAGAGCTTCCTCGAGCAGAGCGACAAATCGCAATGTCCGTCCTCGGTCCTCACCGACTCCATTATCCCAATGTGGGACGACCTGGAGTTACATTCAAAGGTGTGATGCAACGAGGCCAATTAATGGGTTCCATTCTTTCTTTTCCGATTTTATGTTTAGCCAATCTCGGAGTGTATCTCCTCGCTAATAAGGACAGGTTTAAATCCTGGTCCTGCGATGAGATCCTTAACCATGTTCTTGTGAATGGGGATGACATGCTCTATGCAGCTCCTTCTTGTCTTTGGGACGAGCACATTCGTATTGGTAAGGCTGTTGGTCTTAATATGTCCATTGGAAAATCGTATCACCATAGTGTCTACGCCAATGTGAATTCGACCTCAGTTCACTATGATCTTAAGAAGAAAGATACTCCTCACCAAATTGACTTTCTCAATACTGGACTTTTCTTTGGACAGAGAAAGGTCCAAGGTGGCTCAGAAACTGCGAGTAACCACCATGATGATGGCCTATCTGAAGGCAAAATACCCATCATCCCCCAACTCCTCAAAGGCTCATTACCTGGTCGTCAGGATGAGTTGATGAAACTGTATCTCTCGAAGCATAAAGCTGAGATCTTTAAAGAAAGCCAGTTCAAATGTGATACTGGGACAGTTTCTGTCTTTCCCTTTCGGACTGCTACTCGAAACCTATTTCTTCCAATAAGTATTGGTGGTTTCGGAATTGTGGCACCGCGTGGGTTTAAGTTTGAAGTGACATCCCGTCAGAAGCAGCTTGCTGCTCGGTTACGAGGAGATTGTTTACTTGAAACTAATACCATGCGACCCTTTGCTCTACCTTATGAGTCGTTCAGGACATCCATTGGACATAGTCACTCTGTGACTGAAATGATCTATGAATGGAGACCTGCGTATGAGGCGGAAACACATCTCGAGATATTATCGAGTCCGTGGGCAATTAAGGGTGTTTTAAGTCTGATGTTTGAATCAAGACTGAAGGGTGTAGAGATCCCTACTAAGAGGTGGTGGAAGACCTTGAAACTTGGTTTCTTCCCGTTGGCTCGATCTGATCATGTTTTGATCTAGAGCTTCTTGGACGTCCTTGTTCCAAACTGTTGTCCCGGAAAGACGGTAAACTTGGCCTAGATATGCATGTGTCTTGCGACGAACCATGACGATTCTGTCGTAGGTGGTAGTAACGTCCACCTAGATATTAAGAGCGATACCCATAATCATCTGAAGCAACGCAGATGGCTTACGAGCGGGATCCGGAAATGCTTTGGTTCCGATAGCGACCTTGTATAATTGCATATACTAAGTGAATGGTGTTTAACACTGTAGACCATCCAAAACGGTGCAGGTTCCATTGACCTGTCTTTATAAGCTACTCCTTACCTGAGAGCGGGAACGTCACACGTATACCGGTAGGAAGGACTAATCAGGCCCACGTAGTGGTTAAAGGTCCCGATGTTTATAATGAGTTCCGTGCTAACTAGGTTTCTTTAGGAAAATCCGTAGTTAAGGATGTTTGATGATGATAGGTTCTTATCAAGCGCGTATATTCGTACCCTGAGGGTTTAAAGCTAACGGACCGTGATAGGGCAAGTTCTGCCTATCATTCCATCATTCTATTAACTTCGTGAGATCTTTGACTCGCAATGAATGCCGAGAGACTGCACGGATGGACTGGTGTAGATGTTGCTTAGTGTCATCTATAGATTTAGGCCGTCAAGGCCCACCAGTTGTGTTAGATGTACAGTCCCTGTTTGTTGTTACAGGGGTACCATGCTTAACAACCAAGGACGTAAAGGTGCCTCGGCAGCCGCTCCAAAAGGTGCTGCCAAACTTAGGAATCAATTACTTAAAGAAATACGAGCTTTCGCGGGAAATCCTAATCCCCCTTCTCGAAATACTCGTTCGAGGCCACAGAGACCTCAGTCCCGTATTAATTCTGTCATACCAGGTCAAGGACCTGCGTTCTCTGCTCCTGCCTCAGTCGGCCGGCAGATGACAGCCCAGATGCCTTCGATGAACTACTCGAAGTATGCTGGTGACGGGCGTGTCAGGATTAGACATCGTGAATATATTGGGGTTCAATCCAATGCCGCTTCTTTCGCGGCTACCTCATCTCCAATTAATCCTGGCCAAGTTGCTATGTTCCCTTGGCTTAGTGCTATTGCGTCCAATTTTGAAACTTACTTATTTAATACGTTAAATTTTGAGTATTCGCCATTTTGTCCGTCAAGTACTACCGGATCTGTGGTGTTGGCAATTGATTATGATGCGGCGGATCCTATCCCCGTATCTAAGAGTCAGACCCTTCAATATCATAACGCGGTTCGTTCCGTCGTTTGGCAAGAGTGCTGCTGTCGGAGTGACAAAGGCGATAACCGTAAATTTGGAATTCAACGGTTTATCCGACCTGGTGCACTCCCAGCTGGCACTGATATTAAAACCTATGATCTTGGGAATTTCATTGCTGCCGTTGGGGACGGCACAAATACAGATGCTTGTGGTGACTTGTTTGTCACATATGATGTTGAATTGATTACTCCGATCCAGGGCGCCCCGCCTAGTCCGAGTATTGGTCAGAAGATCACCTCTGGTGATCCAGCTGCGGCTGATGATCAACATTTCTTCGATCTTCCTGTTTATGTCGGTGCGCCCATTGCCACCGCTCTTGGAAAGACCTTAACCTTCGCTGGGAAGGGTCAGTGGTTGGTAGAATTCGTTTTCACTGGCAACGCCACGTGGAACGATACTCTTCCGACCTTTACAGGCACATCCACAGTTCATACGCGCCTCCAGACTGCCCATAATCATCTGGATCCAGCCGCTAATGAGCTAATCTGTAGTATCGTCGTTCAAGTTAATTCTGCTGGGCAAACCGTCATTGTCGATCTGACTTCGACTGGTGATGCCAGAACTGCTGTTACGAGGATAGCTCCTTATCTCACTTCAAATCTTTAAGTGATTCTCTTTAGAAGGGTACCGTTGATGTTTACTGAACAACTTTAAACACTGAGGGACGGATCCTGGTTTCTTGTTATTTTACATCCATCTTG